GTCAGGCCTAACCAACAAGATCTTGTTCAACCAACAAGATCTTGTTTTGCACCGCTTCGATGTTCACAGTGTTCCACAAGCCAGGATGCATGGGCTTGGGAAAATGTCCAGAATCAAGCCAGGCATAGCCAAGATGCTCGTCATTCAAGGTGGGCATGAATTCATCAGCTATCAAGCAAATCCAAGTGTGGTATTCAAACAAACTGTCTGCTGAGGTAAATGTTTCCAAGGGAATCAGTCTATGAAACATAGGGAATATTCCAAGCTCTTCGATACATTCGCGTTTCATACCGTCAAGCAAGGTTTCCCCGGACTCTAGTTTGCCGCCAGGCAGTCCCCACGCTCCGGGATGTTTTGAATCATTGCGTAAAAGATAAAGATACCGATCAGTGCTTTGGCTGCGAAACCAAACGCCCACGGCTTTTAAATGACCAGACTCCACTGGCCCCCGGGATACACCCCTTGATAACTTTTTACCCATACTTCACCATTCCATTCATACTGTGTACCAGTAGTTATGTTAGTTACATATTGTTCCGCAGGTTGTCCGTCGGCTCTAAAAACCACTTGCCAATAGTTGTTGGCATATTCAATGATGTCATTGGCCTGGGCGATTAATGGTCGTCCGTTAGCACCTTGCCAGGCTATGGCCACATTGCTACCAGTACCACCACCAGTGGCTTCGGTTAGCAGGTATCTTTGTCCATCCAGGGCCGAGTCCAGGCCCTGTTGAGGGCCGCTGGTCAAAGGATTGATCACAGCATCAACAGGGTCCAGGGTGTTTTGCGGTGCAGTGTCCGGGTCAATATCAAAAATCAACAATCGGTTGTCATTGGGATTGAGAGCAATTGTGCCTATAACTTCGGTGCCATCGCGCTGTTCAAGACGTATTTGACTGATACCTGGTCTTAGAGTTCCGTACAAATCAATCACAGCAGGCCACAATAGCGGACTGTCGGATATGACCGTGGTTGGGGTCAGTGCGTCATTGCTGGGTTCTTGTACAAGACTGGTTTGTTGCAAAACCTGTAACTGATTACCAATCAAAACCACAGCCCAGTTATAAGGAGTGATCACAACTCTAGTGCCAAGCAATAAATCACTATCGGTTACAGCTTCATTTAAATCACCTTGAGCATCATACATGCTCATGATCACACGTTCTACCACACCCAACTTCTTGACCTTGGCTGGCGAACTGATCCAAATTGGCAGAGTAAATTTCAACGTGCAAATGTCAATGGAATTGTCAGCACCCACCGGAATAACACGTGAGCTCCACTGAGTACTTTCAAGTTCAACCATGCTGAGGCTGGTCCAGTCAAGATAATTGTCGGTACTTTGTACTTCTAAACTGGGATTAAACAACGTTAAAATTTGTTCCAGTAACTGAAACTTTTGATTGGTATTTGAAGTCCAAATATCCAAAGTTATACCTAACTTGTAAGGCACAGGCATTAAGCGTTCAACAGTAAATGCATTGCCTTGCGTGGTTTCGTATGTTTCTGTAGCAGAATCGTATGTGCGCTGACGCACATTGACCTTGCTTACAAAGTAAGGTTCTTGCATTCTAGGGCGATCGTAATCAAGCGAGGTAATATAAAATGTCATCAAGGGGGTTGACGGCAGCTGATTTGCAGAGTTGTTTTGAATCACAGTCTGTGCATTACGACTTGAATCTCCGTAGCGAACTGGAACCCGCAACAAGGCAGCCGCATTTGTGCCATCAGTTTCGTTGCCATACTCAACTTGAAAGTTACTCATGATTCTTGTAAACTGTAGTAAGAATCTTCGTATTTGGGCATCGTAAAAAAATTGTTGCATTATGTGTTCTGTTGTCCAGGTTGTGTGCCAGGTCTTGGATTTGGATCTAGATGTCCACCTTGATCTCCATTGTCAGCACGTGGTTTGAGCAAATCGCTAAGACTCTGACGGCTAGGTATAGCACCCAGGTCTGGCGTATTCACTGTGTATGTATTGTTAACAAAACCCGAGCGTAAAGTTGTGTTGGCTGGTCCATTATTGAGATCTGTTCGCACTCCACTCTCCTGTTTGATCCAGCGTCTAACTGCACCATTGTACCTAAACAAACGATTGGGAAAATAATCCAAACGCAAGCAATAGTCTCCATCCACGGCCTGAGTGGGGAATGTGACACCACTGGTTACTGGCAAACCATTTGGAGGTACAGTACTACCAGTCAAATAGCCCAAAATATAACTATCTGGGCTCACGCTCATTCCGCCTTGAGTGCCATCCACAGTTTGCGCACCATCAGTAGTGAGAGATGTTGGGTTGCCAGTTTGTCCAATTGCATTGTCAGACATCAGATAGAAACTGCCAGTTTCGTAACCACTAAGCGGAACTTCAACGTCAGCTTGTTGTAGTATAGCATCGTTGATTTGATTGTCTTTGGGGCGAGTGCTCATGCCATCGCTGATGCTTTGTGGCGTGTATTCTTGCCAGTATTCAGTATTGGTTATATCAATACCAGCTGGGGTATTTTTTATGGTCTTGTAGTAAACGTCACCATAATTTGCAACCCAGCCCATGGGATAGTAATTGTCATTGTCCCAGATATTTTCGCTCACAAAAGGCTTGTCAAGAATGCTCTTGTATTCTTGTTGATTGTTGAGTGGGGTAGCCTTGACACGCCAGGTGTGTGGCATCCAAGTTTGGCTCATGCCTTCCGTGGCGTAATTGGCGTCTTGAATCACATAGTACTTAGGCAAGGCCTTGGGAGTGGCAGCATTAAGCGGATGATAATCGATCAAGTTTGTGACTTCAATTACGTCGCCGTTCATGAGCTTGCGACCCAGGGAGTCAATCATGTCGTTGTAGTGAAACGTAATGAACAAGGTATCGTTGTTCAAGAACAAGCCAAACTGTGTTAGATCAAAGTCCACGTCTTGGTGGGTGTAAACTCCACGCATGATGTAGATATCATCAGCGTACACACGATCACGGTTTTCCAACAACAGCAGGTCTTGAATATTTAACGGGCTCAGCTCATCATAAATGGGCTGTGTAGCATCGCCGTTGCCACTCAAGGCGCTGTCCTCACCCCCGGGCTGTGGGCCCAGGTACTTGTGGACATAGATGTCCAAGCCGCCCACAGTGTACATTTCACTGATGGTGCGGTCCAAAAATTGGTAATCACGTGTGCGATTAGGGCGGTAGAGGCTTAGGCGTGGCATAGCTTGTATTTATGGGCGGTTGACCAATAAATCTAGAACTGCTATAATTACGATATTGCAACAGGAGCCTTGATGAAAACTGCATCTAAACCCATTAAAATGCTTAATCCACGTAGCGCAGACACCAACATTCTGGGCGGGGAGCCAACTTGGCAAATCCAGCCCACTGACTTTCGCATCAGTAAATTGAGCAAGGCATTCAGTTGGTACAATTATTTTTATGGCAAAAAAGATGCCCGTGACATGATTGTAAACTACCTGGAAACACATGACCGCAAAGAAGATGTGCGACTGCTCAAAGGTATTCCAGATTCAGCTATTCGACTGACCACAGGTTGGTTGTGCCGCATGAGCATGGTGGGACTGGAACTGCATGACACAGAACAGCTCAAGTTGGAAAATCAACTGAGAGAAATCTTAGACAGCAAACAAAACGAAGTTGCGCCCGAAGCAGTAGTGGAAGATGCCACACCAAGAATTACCATTCAAGACCGACTGCGTGAAAAAGTAAATGAGTGCATGGGCGAGCTTGACGGTTTGTTTGACGATTTCTTGGCGTCAGGGGCCAAGATGACAGCAGACTACAAGCCTGTTACACTTTTGCGAAGCATGAACGTAGCACCACAAATGGTTAGTATTATTGCAGATGTTTGGAAACGCAGACTAACCGAGTTTGAAACAGTAAACCAGGGCAAGGATGCACAACTAGTAGAAGGCTACAGTCATCTTTCCAAAATCCAGCTTCGCAATGTGATCAAGTTTTGCGAAGCAGTGGTCAACGACTGTGGTGCGTATGTACAGATCAAGAAAGTTGAGCGCAAGCCACGCAAGGTCAAAGCAGTGCCTCCAGAAAAACGTGCCGCAAAGTTCAAGCACATGGTGGACTTTGTGGAGCTCAAACTCAAAGGCTTACCGGCCGCAAGCCTGGTGGACAAAACAGAAGCCTGGTTGTATGACACCAAGAAACGCAAGTTGATCCATGTTGTTGCTGACAGCCACACACAGGCATTCACGGTTAAGAGCAACAGTATCATTGGATTTAGCACTGTGGATACCATGCAAAAAACTGTGCGTAAACCACAGGATGTTATCAAAGCTGTGCAAGCCGCAGGCAAGCCAGCGGCACGTAAGATATTTAAAGATCTAACTACTACAGAAACAGCATGGAATGCTCGGGGCACTGAGAACCTTGTAGTGCTCAAGAGCTGGTAAATAAGGGGGAACGGAGTTCCCCCTTATGGCTGACGAAAACACACTGGCCCAGGCCAAACAAAATCTAATCGAGTATGTAAAACTTCAGCTCGCAGATCAAATCATTGACCTTGAGCTGGACCCTGCACACTATGAAGCCGCGTATCAAAAAACCATAGGTACCTATCGTCAGCGAGCCAATGCCGCTTATGAAGAAGCTTATATTTTTATGATGTTGGTTCAAGACGAAAACATCTATACCTTGCCGCAAGAAGTAACAAGTGTACGTCAGGTGTTTCGTAGAACATTTGGTGATTCAACAGGTCCGTTTGCATCAAACTTTGATCCGTTTGCACAGGCGTCGATCAACGTGTACCTTATGAATTTTAACGTGGCAGGCGGTCTTGCCACCTACGATTTCTACAGCCAGTATGTGGAATTGGCCGGGCGTATGTTTGGCGCATACATGAACTACACTTGGAATCCTGTCACAAAGAAACTACAATTGATCCGTGACCCCAAAGGCACTGGCGAAAATGTGTTGCTGTGGGTATACCAGCTCAAGCCAGAAATACAATTGCTGGCCGACTATCAAATTTCACAGTGGATCAAAGACTACATGGTTGCCAACTCCAAGATGATTATTGGTGAAGCTCGCGAAAAGTTTGCTCAGATTGCTGGTCCACAAGGTGGCGGACAACTAAACGGTGCCGCTATGAAAGCCGAAGCCAAAGAAGCCATGGCTGACTTGATTGATCAACTCAAAATGTATGTGGATGCAAGTCAGCCACTTACCTGGGTAATTGGTTAACAAACACATTGCAACATTTATCAAGTCATGCTATAATGCAACATGGACTTGATGATCGACATGGAAGGCCTTGCAACCGGCCCCGAAACTTGCATACTTACTATAGCCGCCCAGGCATTTGACCCATTTGGAGATGGGTATTATCCTGACAAGTTTTACTATGCTCGAGTTGATCTTGAAAGTCAGCCCAATCGTAAAATTGAACAAGGCACTATTGAATGGTGGGCCACTCAGAAAGAAGCACAAGCAGAAGCCTTTGCTGAAGAAGGGCGCATACCCTTGGATCAAGCTCTGGACGGGCTAGGTAAGCTGATTTGGCACTCCAAGCGGATCTGGGCTCAAGGTCCCACATACGACATGACCATTCTAGAGCATGCTTACAAAAGCTACAACAAGCCCATCCCTTGGCAGTACTATTCAGTTCGAGACAGCCGTACAGTGTTTAGTCTGTGGCCCGGACTTGAAAAGCCGCCCACAAGTCACCATGCACTAGAAGACTGCCGCAGACAAATTGGCTTGTTACAAGACACTCTTAAATATTTCAAAATAAAGGAACTGGCATGATTATTGGCATCTGCGGTTTTATTGGTTCTGGCAAAGATACCATAGCTGATTATCTTGTGAATTTGCACCACTTTCGTAGAGAAAGTTTTGCCAACAGTTTGAAAGATGCTGTAGCTAATGTGTTTGGCTGGGACAGAACCATGCTAGAAGGGCGCACAAAACAAGCCCGTGAATGGCGTGAACAAGTGGATCCGTGGTGGGCAGAACGTCTGCACATGCCCACACTAACTCCACGTTGGATCTTGCAGTACTGGGGTACAGAAGTGTGCAGAGCCGGATTTCATGACGACATCTGGATCGCCAGTTT